CTTTGCTTTCACGGTACGCCATTTGAGCTTCACCGTTGATGATTTCTAGTTCGTGTGCCATAATATATTCCTAAGTTTGTTTGTTATGATATATTCAATATAACTGATTCTAAACGAAATGTCAACAATAAAATGAAATTAAATTGAAAAAATTAGTGGATGGTTTCGTTGTTCATCGGCAATGCGTCAACCATGTCATGTGTGTACTGAGTGTATCCTGACTTAATTAAATCTATAACATCAACATATTGACCACTTGATTCTACTTCCACAATTTTACAAAGAGGATAGTCCTCTATTAAGAATGCTTGCATATATTTAAACGCATCTTTTTTAGTATCAAAAGAATATGCTCTGCTGATACCAAACATATCGTTTTTTGAAAATATTCTCATAATGTTTATAGGACCGCCAGCTCCTTGAAGTGGCATGCGATGAGTGCCGAGAAACACACCCATCTCTTGGTCAATTATTATGTATCTCAAGCTGGATATCCTTGAAAACCTTGCCACCAATCAGGAGCAGAACGCCCTTTATTCCATACAGCAAAGTCTTTAGTCATATGATAATATTTACGATATGCTGCAACTGGATTGCCTTCAACCTTGCATAACGGAAAGTTATTCATTGCTTGTGGAAATTCGGTTAGACCTATGTCTGGTATATTTTCCGGCGGATTAGCAAGAACTTCAGTCAACTTGTTTGCAGTCATATGAAGCTTTTTGTAGCGTACCAGAAACTCATCTATAAGCCCGAGAAAGTGCTCATAATGCCATAGATAATTGGCCTTTGATTTCATAGACCATACTGTGCATGGATGTCCGTGATGTACTGCTTTGTAAAGCGTTTCTTCAAGATTATTATTAGGATGGACAAAGTACTTAACCATGACCTTACCTGACTTTGAAGGACGCTTTTCCATATATCCGTCAAGCATACGATGTGCAGTGGACAGCATTTGTCCAGACTCAATAATCATTTTACTACAGTGTTTGTCGCAGACCATCTGAGCCGCTTCTCGCGGCTCTTCTGATAATACAAATATATTCATACAGCAAATCCTTTCGATTCTAAGATTTTAAGAGGTGAACTTTCAATTCCTTCAACCTTACGAGCTGCAGCATATTCTTCAACGGTGAAGTTGTTGATAAGGAACTTTTTGAAAGCTCCCATTTTGATAGGACTTCCACGGTACTTGAACCGAGCAATGAAAAGGTCAATGCCACGACCAACATTTGAAGGGTGAACTCTTTCACTGTCTTCATATACTGGTTGGCCTTCATACGAACCTGTGTACATAAGATATCCACCGTGGTAGCTGAAGTCTGTTTTGTTGAACTTTGTCATTTTGATTCCTTTTGTTTTACCTTATAGAATCAATATAAACCATTTCATAATGAATGTCAATGGCGTTCTTTCATTTCTTTGTATTTTTTTCGCACAGCAACAAAATGCTCTAAATAATCGTAAGTGTTAACTTTAAAGACTTGTGGTTCTGAACCGTCTACGGTTATCAAGATCACGCCTTGTTTAATTGGTATGGAGGTTCTTTCATAAAATGCAGCGGCGTAAAAAGATGCTTGAATAAAGTAATTAGTAATCCATTCCTCTTTCTTTGGTTTCCTTGATGTTTTAAAATCAACAATAGAAAGTTGACCGTCAAACTCAGCGATGCAGTCAACCTGTCCTGCGCATTTTAGTCTATCAGAGTATAAGAACTCTTCTTGAAACCAAACATTGTTTAAACGTTGGTCAAGTATAGATTTTAAATCATTAAAGGATTGGAGATTTGAAGGCATTGCACCTTTGTTCCAATCCTCTTTATTATCTAAATAATCTTCTGCAAGTTTGTGTACCGCCGTACCACGAGTGGCGGCTTGCTGTGATATTCTATTTGCTTCCGCTTCGCCAACTCTTTGACGCCACGCAAGAATTCCTTCTTTATTTAATACGCCAAGAACCGTTGTGATTGACGGATATGCGTTTCCTTCTGGTGTAAAGTATTTTCTACCAGTTGTAGTTGTTTCACGTGTTAATTTGGGAAGCACCACGCCGTGCTCAACATGATTAAACATAATATAAATTAGCCGCCTATATCTACTTTAGGCGCTCCTGTTTTGATTTCAGCAGAGCAAGAATATGTATCACCTTTGCGCCCTGCTTTCTTTCCTTCAATTTTCACCTTAGATGAACCTGTGTTAAGAGTAGGCGCGATTGCATGATTAGTACAAACACCGCCTTGTATATGATTGGTAACGGCATCGCCAAATCTGACAACGCCGATACCTTGTGCAAAAACTTTTCCGCTGCACGCGTCTGTTGAAGTGTTTATTGGACTTACGTCACAGTTAGATCCATCGTTTGCCACCGCATCTCCTGATGCTGGATGAACTGTATCTACTGTTTCTGTTGTGTCTCCGCGCGCAGCTAATGCCATTATGCAGCCTCTAAAAGTTTTTCTTTTGCGATTATATATTCTTTAACTAATCCTGACCGAACAATATCTTCCACTCCAAATCTTACCACACCAAAAGATGGGATAACATTTAGAACCTTTACGAAATCGTAAAGACCTGAAATATCTGCTCTGTTTCGAGATTGTTGAAGATCGTCTTGCTTTGTATCACCGCAGAAGATAATCTTTGAGGACTCTCCTACACGTGTGATAATAGTATCAAGTTCGTGGTACGTCATAGATTGACATTCGTCTACTATGATGACTGAATTATCAAATGTGAGTCCTCTTACAAACGATGAACTCATAAACTCAATCATACCTTTTTGTTTTAAAACTTGATAAGCATCTCCTCTGCTAAATAGATCGTTAACGATGTCGGTATACGGACCTTCGAATACCGCCTCCTTTTGGGCCTTTGACCCAGGCATAAAGCCTTGCTCGCGCGTTTGAACTGCAGATCTAATTATGACGACCTTTTCATACTCTCCTTTCTGTAGTACATCATTGAGTGCCAAGTATGTAGCACACATTGTTTTTCCTGTACCTGCTGTTCCTATGGCTGCGAGATTGTATCCTCTTTCGTAAGAATCAAATAAATCAGATTGAGATGGTGTTAGCGGTTTAACTGGTCGCATTGAAAACTTAGTGTTTAAAACACGCATCATGTTTTCCTCTTCTCTATCTTGTCTACGTTTTTCTTTCCTGGATAGTCTTCGCTGTCTAGCCATGAAACCTCCTTGTTATCCGAATAACATAACGGTTTACCAAGTGTTTATGTTATCCTTTTTATGATGATGTTGAACATTACGAAGCACATCACGAAAACCGTCGTCAGGCTTCAATCGCCCGAGACGCACGGCATCACCTATTGACGGTGGCCGTCCAATTCTTTGAGTTATATTAGGGTTTTCTTCGAGGAAGAGATCTCTATCTGAGATCTTCATAACTTTGTCAAATATTTCACCAGTGTTTGTATCTTCAAACGTATAAGTCGGCATGAAGTCTCCTCTATTTCAAATTATTTCATAATCTATTTCATTGTTAAAACTATTTATAATTCAAAATAGTTATCCAGCGATTAATTCATAAATTTCTTTCCAATTATTTACACGAGTGGTTGCAGGGTTAATCTCAACATTTTCATTATGATGGTGATTAACTAGGATTGCTTCTAAACCAAGCTCAGAGCCAAGGTCGGCATTCTGTGGTTTATCTTCAACCCAAAAGCAACCGGTTCCACGATACTGCTCAAGAGCATCATCTTTATCGGCACCTGTGTCAAGATAGACAAAGTTTTCAAAGACACTAGGACCAAACATTTCAATCAAGTTTTTAGTCCGAAGATGTTGAGAGTAATAGCAGTCACTCAATGAACTGATTACTCGGAACACATATCCTTGTTCTTCATGGAGTTTCCGAACATATTTGATTGCATCACGCAAAGGTGGAAGTTTACGGATCCAAGCAGACTCGTTGAACATACGAACAATCCGTTCTTTATCTTCAACCTTGAGTCCATAACGAAGGGTCATATCATATTGATCTTCCATGCCTTCTTGGATTTCATAGTTATGCTTTTGCATCCAACCTGTGAAGGCATACTCCCAGTCAAGGAGTACACCGTCAACGTCAACTAGGATGACTTTATCAGCAATTGTTTCATTAGAACGGTTATACATATTAGGCTACTTTCTTTAATAGTGATGGTGTAACTTTCCAAGTTACGGTAGGTGTTTTAACGACGATAGTCTTTTGGTTGATTTTTGAAATCATACCTTCAATGCGACCACGACGATTTGCGTCAAACCAAACTTTGTCTCCGACGTTGAATGCGTTTCCGATTTCACGTTGCATTTCACGTTGGCGATTTTTGACTTCCGCGATAATTGCATCAAGCGTATTCTTGTCGGCGTTGCGGATTGTTTTCAGTGTTGTTTGGTTTAACTTTTTCATTTTCATTTTCCTTTGTTGATATATACAATCTATCTGATTCGCGAGCAAATGTCAATAGTTATTATGCAGCTACCTCATTTAAATTCATTTCAACTTCTTCCATTAACCATGTGCCATCTTGGTCAGGAGTTGAAGCAAAGAACCATGCGTCTCCGTCAAACAGATAAAGATAATCAGCAGAGGCAAATTCGCGCCCTTCTGCCAAGAAGTCTTCAACTGAATTGTATGTAACAGGGGATTGGTTTGAATGGACCGACTCATCTAAAGATGTCTGTAGGTCTTCTTTCAGACCTGAGATATAACCAGCATTTGCTACTGCTTTAGCCTTCTCAGGTGTGTTATAGGCTTCAAAAAGAAGACGGCCGTTGTAAGCAAGATAACCATCGTAATGGCAATATGTTGCTGTAACTGTGCCGTCTTCGTTGTAGTTTGCGATCATTGATGAAGTACCCATAAGATTGATTCCTTTTGTTTTACCTTATAGAATCAATATAACCTATTTGTACTCAAATGTCAATAGTTAATATGAAAAAGAATTACCTTTTTTGTTCTTCAGTATCAAGATGGGAATTTCTTTCTTGCCGTTTCAGTTTCTTTTTATCACGACGGTTTTTCATACGCTTTTCCTTACTGCGTACGCTCCGTTCTTCGTTGTGACCCCATTCGTCGTGTTCCCAATCTTCGCGGAACTCTTTAAAACTTTTAGCCATTAGTCTTTCCTATGATACTGTTTCTTTAATTTCAATTAAGTCAGGAAATGCCGTCATGACTGTCTTTAAGGACAATCCTTTTGGCGATTTTCTAGTAATCATTTTGCATAGCATTTCAGCGTCATCATTATCAACATCTTCTAACAAGCTAATGAATAAACTTTCACGCTTGATTTGGTTAAGATTATCATACCCTCCACCTTTGACAAAGATCTTAAGTCGACGTGCTTCATGGTATAACAAACTTTTAGCTTCGTCTTCGTATTCGTTCTTTTTCCAAGGTGGTGGTGTATCGGGAATCAAAAACTCAATAGATTCGTCAAACCAATATTTGAGGATAGTTTTTAGCGGAGCGGATTCGTTTTCCTGAAGCCACGCTGCTTTATCTTTTTTAACTGGTATTTCTATTGCTTTATTTATGATTTCTGAAATTGATCTTCTAACTGCCATTTAAAAATCCTGTATGTCTGAAATTAGGTTTTTGAGTTTGCGATTAACAAAAAAGTTAAAGAGTTCTGAACGACCAACTTCTTTGTCAATGCTGTACTCTTCAAGAATTGCTGTTTGGTAATTTGCCGGAATTTGAGACAAATCAATCATGGTTTTATTACGGTGATAGCGTCGTAATGTTTCTTCATCCATACCATCCGTGCCATTGCGGAATTGCTCAAGGCGTTTTTTGGTCATAGGTTTTTGGCGTTGGCCAACAGCTAAACAATTGTCTGGTGAAAGAATATTCGGAACACCATCACCAGTGTCACCTTTTAAGACGTGCTCAACCAAATATTGGTCAGGATTGTCATTACGGATCCAACGTTTACGAACTGGGTCAAACTGATCCACGTTAGCATACGTATGTAATTGGATGTAATCTTTATCACCGGATAGAACCAAGAAAGGTTCTGCACCGCCGTTTAAGATAGCACCGTTTTCATGGATGATGGTACCAATGATATCATCAGCCTCAAGATGGTCCATATGAATAACTTTGTATGGAAAGAATTCCTTAAGCTCATCTCGGATGGTATTCATAATACCAAATAGCTGAGTCCAATCAAGTTCAGACTCATCACGAGACTTTTTACGATTAGCTTTGTAATAAGGATATAGCTCACGACGCCATGTATTTTTGCCATCAGCACATATTACGATTTCTCCATATTGTTCGGTAAACTTTTTACGGTTAGACCGGATTGAATTTAGGAACATATGACGGATAAGATTTTCGTCAATGTCCACATTATGATGGTTACCGATGCTTGCGAATAGCGAAGCAAGGATAACTTGGTTGTAATCTACTAGAATTGCCATTTTATTTTCTCTGTTTCAATTTTATCTAATACTTACTATTCTAATCTAACTCTTCGTCAATGTCAACCATTTTTTTAGCTTCTGCCTCCAAATTTTCTATTTCTTCAACATCAACAAATTCTGTTGCAAAATCTTGCAGTGGATGGTGGACACCATGAGCTTGTAGGTGTAAGGACCTAATTGATTCGAGTACTAATACCATGGATGGAAAATGCACTTTGATTTCTTTATCAAAATCACATCCCATCCGTGACATTTCACCAAGGAGATTTCTCCACAAATATTCAGACGCTTCTTCAGCTATTTCTTCTTTATAGTCAACAATAGTTTGCTGAAGTTCTTCGCGTGTTTTTGCAGACGCGTTAACTTTATCCTTTATAGGAAATTCTATAACATTAGACATAACTTATTTTCCATCGTTATTTAAATCTTGGAGCAGTCTGTTCCAACTATTCGCAAAACTATTTATACTGTTCCGTGCTAAATTAAAGCGGTCTGACGTTGTAAACTTTGGAATGAAGTTTGGATCTTGCTTTTGAATATCCAATACCTGCTTTACAACTGAAAAAGCTCGATTAGCATGGACGTTAGGATCCTCATGCCAATCATATGTAATTGTTGCGTTAGCTGCGGTTTCAGTTAGTCCACCATAATTTGGATGGATACAAAGCAAGCCACTCTTAATTGCTTCAATCAACGCAATGCAAGATGTTTCTTTCCAGATGTTTGGGTACAGGAAGATATGAGATTTATCCAATGCGGAGAGTACTTTTTCGTTAGAAACTGAGCCGTGATATGTCATATTAGGGTGAGCATGGATTTTCGTAAACAGTTCAACATACGGATCATCACGTTCAACCCACCCATAAATTGCAAAGGAAGAATATACATCAAGATGAATGTTTGGATAATCTTTAGACAATGCGTCTACGATTGGATATAAGAGCTCAAGACCACGATGCGGAGTGGTATGATAAATCAAACGGATTTCATTTGCATCTTTATCAAGTTTTGGATTATAAGGCTTTTCAACAGCATTAGGAATTACTGAACACATTGAGTACGGAATGTTATAATAAGCAATGTACATGTCTCGTTGCCATGCTGTTACGAAAACAAAATGGTCAAATTCTTTCCATCCGTTATTTGTAAGAACTTTGTTTTCAGGATCTTCAGCCAAGTCGTGACAGTACATAATGTTTTTTACGTTAGTGTACATTTCACGAGGGCGTGAGAAGTGAATGGCAAAATCCTGCAAGATATCACTTTGCACATTATCAATAACGCGCTGACGCATCATTTCAGTTCCACCTAATGAATTTTTGGACTGTTCTGTTTCAATAATTTTACCTTGGTAAATACAGCTCATAGATTAAACTCCGTACTAAAATCTTTAATTGAGTCCCAACGGAATGAACGCCAACCTTTGGCTTCAACATCCCATACTGCTAGGACATCAGGGTTTGGTTTCTTTTTTTGAATTTCTTCTTCAATGTCCATTTGCTCTGGTAACATTGATTCTTGAAGGGTACAATGCATAATGCGTTCGTCACCATTCTTTTTTGTAAAAACAACTTTACACATGCCTTGGTGCAGGCTATCTTTCATTTCATCATTTGTCATAATCTATCTCACTTTATATATGTTATTTAAATACCAACTTTACCGTTTCGTAATCTCTTAATACTTCAAAGGTGGCCGTAGCTAAATCAATAGTAGGGTCTTTTCTTATTCTTGATAAAACCCTGTCTACAAAGAATAGTTCTTTTCCATTATCTGCCATGATTTCAAGGCCTTCAAAAAAGGTTTCAATATCATAAGGATTTTCATTGAAAACACTCTTCAGATAACGCTGAGTCTCTGTTCTGTTTGCTGATTTGTCCACGTTGTCCTTCCTTTTTATATATTGCTTCTAAAACATTATGAAGGTCTTCAAGATTTCCATTGTTATGGATTCTGTAAGTGTCAACTTCAAACTTATAAGGCAATACATATTTTTTATTGATTGCGGTCTGTTTTTCGTTAGTGAACTCTTGAATAACGTTACCGTCAAAATAACGCCTAGAGTCCGTTGAATAATCGCAGCCTTCACGTGTAAGCTGCACTAATACGAAATTGTTGGATCCAACTCTATTTATAACAGGAATGAGTTCATCAATAAAACCACCATCAGAAATTGCATAATCCTTAGTAACATCTATTTCGTTTGCAACTTGCAAGCCAAAGTAATCCAAACCACGTTTAGGTTTAATTACTTTTTCTGAAACATAAATCATTGCCTCACGGCAAGACATGTGGCCTAGATCCATATGAGGAACCTCTTTTACAGAGCGATCATCATAACGTGCCATAAACCAATCATAATTGATGCCAAAGTATTTTGCAGTTTCTTTATAGAGTTGGTATTTAAATGAAAGGTGTTTCCAACCTTTTTGCTTTTTGAAATAATCAGCTGCAACATCTTTGCCTGACCGAGGAGGACCATTAAATAACATGATCATGCAAATTGGTCCTCAACGATATTCATAATTTCTTCAGAGAACGCGTTTTTCCATTCTTGAGGAGTCATACCTGAAAGAATGAATTCACGATCTTCGTCTGACAAATAAGGGAGTAAGTCTTCCATACTTCCATACCCAGCTTCAAACTGAGCGAAGTCTTTAGGATCAACAGGGATATCCTTTGAGCGAACGATTCCTGAAAAGGCGCTTTTTCTTTTGATAATCATAACATTCTCCATTAACTGATTCTAGATTAATATAATCTATTTTAATAGAAATGTCAACCATTACTATCGTCCATGAGCCATTTTAATCCCTTAACATGGCTTCTATGGATTTTAGCTTGGCATATGCCGTTGTAGTATGAATCGTCTAGCAATGCGTGACGAGTAATTTGTTCGTAAAGTTCGAGATAGCCCATTTCACCTTTCTTATCGCAAAGGTGTATAATTTCTCGGTAAAAGTTATCAGGGCCTTTTTCTTCTACCATAAGTTTGACTTCTTCTGACGAGCCATAGTACTTTTGCCAATCAGACTCCACTATCTTAGTTCTTCGGCGGGTCTTGCCCTTCAAAGGTTTAAGTCTTCTTTTTGATTTGAAAATCTTTTTACCGATATATTTTTTATCGTTAGAGTTATCTGTGATTATATAAACAAAGCCAATATAATCACCAATCATCTCTGAGGTAAACTCCTCACCTTTGTAATGCCACATAGAATAACCCCATAGTAATAGGATTATTTATATGTTACTTTGCGACCTTTGTTTTAATGTTACCGCATTCTTTGCATTGCAAAGTATACTTACGTAGCAATTTTTTATTAGGTCCTTTGATGATATCAGTGCAGAGAATTTTGTAACTGCAAATATGACCCCAAATAAGTTTCTGAATTATTGTCCACAATTAACTTCTCCTCATTTGAGCGGCGTCTATAATTGACTGCTTGTTATCTTTACGCACTGGCATCAGATTAGATTTGTGAGTTGTTACAATACCTGCGATTTCGTTGCCAGTATATTTTACAGTTTCTTTTTTAGAACCGTTGCCAGCAACCTTATCAGAGGTTACGCGAGGTCCAGTATTATAATTGGGTAGCTCATAACGGTAATCAGCTTTCTTTCCAGTGTACCCTACACGTGCTAAAAAAGCCTCATGTTCAGCCTCTGCGGCTAGCAACCGTTTGCTTTTGTTTTTACGTTTTTTAGTATTTCCGTGGACTTGAACTCCACGTATCATATGCATAGACATATTATACTTCAACGATCATAGTTTTAAGTTCTTCCTCATCAAGCCCGTGGCCTGTGCCAAGAACTTGTTCAGTCAATTCTTGAAGCATATCAAAACTTTCAGATGCAAACGTGTATAGAGGATTTCCTCCAGCAGGGCCGTCTTCAATCCTTAGCATTACACGGCAACCATGATCTTTTGCAAATTGCACGACTTCTTCATGTGTTGCTTCGTGGGAGATATCAAGTTCAATTGTATATGTCATAATGTATTCCTTTTCATTTGATAGAATCAATCTACCATAGTTGAAAGAAAATGTCAATAGTTAAAATGCGTCTTGACCAAAATTACGAGTGTTTTCAATTTCTGTCGCAAACTCGTTGTATCCACCAAGATACTTATCATTCCACCAAATTTGTGGAACTGTTTCAGCATCAGGTTTTAAATCATACATTTCTGTTCTGTATTGGTCAAAGTCAACACTCTTATATTCATATTCTAGGCCATGCCGTTCGGCGAGCTTCTTAGCACGTAAACAGAAGCCGCAAGCGCTTTTACCGTATATTATTACCATTCTGAGTTCCATCCTTTCTTTTGTAACATGTATGTACCTTCAGGTAAGTCAAAAGAATGCACAAGCTGGTTAAACTGAGTTGCCGTTAATGCTATCACGGAAAACCTTTGCGTCTCTTCACACCATTGTCGAATATATGTAATGTCTTCGTATAAAATAAATTGAACGTCTTCTTCTTTTCCTTCAGGATCAAGTAGAGTGATTAACGTTTCTTCCATGTCCATTTCTATTGTAAACATGTGGCCACCTCCTTTATTTGTTATTTAGGAGATTTAGCGAGAATTTTGTCAATCTTTTTTTCAATACTGTCTATTTTTTTGAGTATCTCCGCCACCATCTGTTCCATCGTCATATCAGGTTTAGGTAAGTTAACCGGAGCTACATCTTTATCAAAGTCAATTTCGTACACATCATTTTTCTTTTTAAACCACATATTAAAGTCCTTTCAAAATTTCCCACGTATCTTGCCAATCCTTAACTTGAAAGCATTTAGCATTAGGGTAGTCTTTAAGAGTGTTGGCGAGCGGCCAATCATTTCCACCAATTTCCATCTTATCTCCAAAGAAATAAATTTCATCATCCATACTGAAATCCTGAATGATTTGAGCTTTATCTCTACCAATAGGATAAATGTCTAAACCAGTTTCGCCACCAATTTGAGCGGTAAGACAAGTACTTTCAGAACCAAACACATAATTAAAAGTTTTAGAAATATGCAGGCGTTCATTATTTATTTTGTCATACTTAACATATCGCTCTCTTTGTTCTGGAGTTGCGTTACGTCCTACAATGCTGAAGTTAACACAACCACGGCGTTCTTCAATATGATTGCCAGTTTGTGGTTGGAATGGTGAACGAATGAGTTCCATTTCTAACCAATGACGAACGCTGTTTGGCAACGTCCAACTTGATGCATTAACAATCTTGCCTTTAAATCTTGTTTCGTTTCCGCTGCAATTATAAACAGTAACAACTTCTTCGCAAATGTCTTTGCCGAGCTGTTCTAGTGTTTTTGGATAATCACTGCCAGTAACAAGCCATGTTTTGTTTGTTTGAATAAAACCCCAAAACCATTTTTCAAACTGCAAGTCTATTTTTGCACGACTAGGAGTAAGAGTTCCGTCAACGTCAAATATAAATTTTCTTAGTTTTGCCATGCGCACGCCGTTAATTCATTATCCTCAAAAGTTGCCTGTAACACTGCTTGGTTAATATCACACTGCTGCCGTGTATTATAACGGTTAAACTCTACAACTTTATAATCATTATATTCTGGAATAAACGATATGACAAATAATATCCACATTATTCTTCCAACTCCTTATAGACCCAACGACTTAGAGGAGGGTCGCCAAAATAGCGAGCGTAAACAATATTACCTACGCGTTCAAAAATTAGATGTTTACTATCTTTCGTTTCCATTACACCAATGTCTCCTGTTATGAGCGTTTTTAATTAGTTCACTAAAGCGGTCTGCAATTCGTCTAACTTCAGGACCAGCGTTATTATCATGTTGTTCCATAATACGTGCAGTGTTATGTAGTTGGTTCAGCATTTCTGAATCCATTTCCCATTGCTCGTCACTCATCGTTGCACCAACGGTTTAACGTTTTGGTTATCATGATAGTCGCCTGACGTATAATAGTCTCGGCTTGCTTCTTCTTTAATCATACTGCCGTTACGCATACGATATGTAATAATTTCACGTCTGATTACGCCGTCAGTATCAGCATCAAACGCGTTCTTAAATGGTCCATCAGTCATTACAAACTCTCTTTCTTAAATCACTTGTACTAAAACGGTGATCCCGTTTATTAAAATATAAATCTATACCACGTTTACGGCAAATGTCTTTACCTGTAAAATCTTTTTCCTTATACTCAACTCCGAGGATACGAATATCTATATGGTACATTGATAATATATCACAAAGATCACCTTCTGTCAAATACGGAATGATCTCATCAACGTAACTTATAGCTTTTAATTGCGTATAGCGCTCAACCACAGTTTGCACGGGAGCGTTCTTATCAGGGCGATCTAAAGTTGGATTGATTTGTAAACCACAAATTAAATAATCGCACTGTTCTTTTGCGTCTCTTAACATTTGTACATGTCCTGCATGCAGTAAATCAAATGCTGATGCTGTAAACCCAACCTTCATTTTATGACCTAACAATACTAATCACGTTTGATGTATCCACTTTTAGGTTTTCATTGTATTTTCTTGCAGCTTCAATAATAGACATATTTTCTCCATAACGTTCACCTGTCCTGCATATAGCGCTCGTATCTTTTGGAAAGCAATGTCCACCAAATCCACGTTCACGCGTAATAGTCGTATGGCTTTTTCCTATTCTGCGGTCTTGCGTTACAAAGTGAGATACTAATCCATAATCAACTCCTGCGGCTTCGCACAAATCATAAATCTGATTAAAGAACGAAACCTTGGTCGCCAGGAATGAATTGATAAAGTATTTAGCTAAAATTAATTCTTTAGGATCTGCTACTTCTAATTTGCAGCCTAATCTTTTTCCTAATATATCTACCCAGAATGCAACGTCACCACCGCCGAGCTGTATTACTTGTTGCTTTTTAAAATCTTCAACAGCATACTTAGCTCTGAGGTATTCTGGCGAAAACGTAATTTGTTTATCAGGGAAATTATTTTCAATTGAGACCCATCCTTCTAGACTAATAGTTGATTTAATTAAAATTGGAACATCAGGACATGTTTCAAGAACTCCATATACATTACGCATATCACAAGATCCATCATCTTCATGCTGTGGTGTACTGACTGCAATAATAACGCAGTCAGTATTTTCATCCCAATTTGTATATCCTAATGCAGGATCGTAAACAGTTACATTATCGTTTTTACCTGCAAGAGCAAACGCGTGAGCCTTTCCAACAAACCCGTATCCTGCTATTTGAATTTTCATAATTTAAGCCATTCCATTTTTTCAACCTGCAAATCACGATAAGCAATTTGTTCTACATCTTTATCCGGATCGTCTATCATTGTTTGCCATACATGGTAAACGTGGTTTTCAACTTGATAAGATGATTTGTCGCACACATATTCAGATTTAGTTGTCGTAAATATCCAAGACAATCCATCTTCTGATTCCTTGCACTCCAAAATTCCTCCAGATATTTTCCATTCAGTCTTTGCCTTTGCGGCCTCATAACCTTCGTTCCAACCACATAATAACCGATAGTGTGGTGTTTCGTGGTTTTTTACTTTAAATATTACCCAGCTGCTAGGGTTCCATTGCTTTAACATTTTTGTATTCCATTTCTGTTTTTATTTCTGTCCCTTCTTTATCGTGGGCAATTCCCAGAGCAAGTGATTGTATGTCTTCAATCAAAACTCGGCACGTATGCGCATCATATGTTTGCTCTGCCAAGTCACTATATTGATTTCTAAGACGGTGAACCATAACAGCTTTGTCTTTCATAACTTCTATACGTCTAATTAAATCTTCAATAGTATGTTGCATTACATTACGCTTTCATCTTCCCAACGATTGAGGGACTTGAGTTTTTGTTCCACTGTCCAATCCGCTAAATATTCGTTATCTGAATCAAACAGCTTTATTATTTCTTCTTGAGTTAACACGACTTTGTCAACGGTTTGTTCTCCTAACCATTTTTGAGAGAATTCTTTAACGCGTTCTTCCATCACCAACTCTTCAACCCACGTTAAAGCTTCTTTATCGTTTCCTTCGAGTTTTGTATTTGGGTTTAATTTTTGCAAGTCAGAAATCGGTACTGCATATCTCATGCGGTGTGTTGAAACCACGGTTACCATTGCAAATCGTTCATCACTCATCTTTTACGTTTCCTTCTTTTATTTATCGGTCGCAAGTGGTGCAAACCGTCTATCACACGATTAGGGTATTCACCGAGATAAGTACCCGCTATTAGATCCATAGGACCGATTAAATGTTTATGAAAATGTTCTATTTCATTCCATTTGTCATACATTACTTTTGCCATATTATCAAAGAACTGATCTGACAATATTGGATCATCTTCTTTATAGTATGCATATGCAGCCATAAGATACCAAGGAACCATAAGATTAATATTTTTATCAAAAAAACCTTGTGCTTTAGTATCTAACAACATTTACTGATCCCAACGATAAAAGATATGAGCACCAAGACGGCCAACCTGCTGAAGGTCTTTAGCCCAACGCGGACTTACATAAGTTGCATGATAATGAGTGGCTCCTTCGGTAATGCCACGGTATTTTCCCCACTCAAGTAATTGTGACGCAATCATTTGAGCTTCATTCCAACGATCCTGATCTTGTGGGTTATCAGATTTTCCGTCGCAGTACCAGCTAAACTGGCACATATTACGCTTCATTGAACCGTCTGCATTTTTAATGCCTTGCTGGACAACTTCGCATATTGTGTTAGGATAACGTGTATCGTATTTTCTATTTAGAACTACGTCTGCAACTCCAGCTTTATCCGCAAGGTTGCTGCCACGTGATTCATAGTATATGTTCAAAGCCAAGCAGTTAGCTTCTTGTTCTGTCCATAGTCTTTCTTGCTCAGCCGCAATTACAGGTAGTGTAAGAGATCCTATAACTACTGTTCCTGTCAAAGCTGCGGATACTGTTGCTGCGATAATTTGTTTCAGTTTCATTGTGTGCCTCAATTTATATTTATA